TGCTGTATTCGGTTTGAGCTATCAATTGAAAAACAAAGGCCTTCAGACTCAGAACGGTGACTACTCAGCAAGCGTATCCCGTGGTGAGGTAGCCTTTGGTATGGAGCACTATGCACAGAAAGCTGCTTTCTTTGAGCAGAGGCTCATACGTTGGTTGTTAGCTAACAAAAACCTCTTCCCTATCTTCATATCAGCACTCAATACAGATACTGACCTACGTCCTATGTTCGCAACATGTGAGTGTATCACCCCTTGGCAGTTGACTTGCACAGGGATGTGCGGTAACTTCCGTGAAAATGGCTACAATAACAGCATCTTAATTCTGTGAGACTACAGCTAACCATACTAATGACGGCCCTTAAGAGTAAGTGGCCTATATACCTCAGCATGGTTAGTGCATTCTTTATGCCTATTACAGGGCTAATGTTCCTGATAGGCTTTGCTATACTTGTTGATACAGTTACCGGTATATGGAAGGCAAAGAAACTCAAGCAACCAATCACCTCACGCAGGCTATCTTCTGTGATCAGTAAGATGTTGCTGTATGAAATAACGGTTATTTTATTCTATCTCATTGATTATTTTATCCTTAATGATATAGTGTTAACCTTCTTTTCAGTGCCTTTGATGCTAACAAAAATGCTATCTTTAGTGCTTGTATCCATCGAGGTGGTGAGTATTAACGAAAATTACAAGGCAGTAAAGGGGCTCGACCTATGGATAAGTGCTAAGAATTTAATCACAAGAGCAAAAGAATTAAAGAATGATGCAGATGAGATTAGACACAACCAAGATATTACAGGTACGCCTATCTAATGACCAATACTTCCAAGAGGAGGCTCCAAAAAAGCAGATATATCTCCACCATACAGCAGGCAATGGCAATGCTGTTGGGGTAGCTCGTTTTTGGAACAGCAATGATACCAGGATAGCTACTGCCTTCGTCATAGGTAACAAGGGTACAATAGTACAATGCTTCAGCTCCAAGCACTGGGCTTATCATCTTGGCATAGATAACCAAGACTTTGCACCTCATGGGGTCAGATATCAGAACCTTAACAAGCTAAGTGTTGGTATTGAGGTCTGCAATTGGGGCCCATTGAAGCAGGTGAATGGTAAATACATCAACTACGTCAAGAGTGTGGTAGATCCTTCGGAGGTTACTGTCCTGGATAAGCCCTTCAAAGGTCATGTACTATGGCATAAGTATACGGATGAGCAGATTGAAAGCACCCGTCAGTTATTGGTGTACCTATGCGAAACCTACAACATACCCAAGACCTATAGAAAAGAGATATTCTCAATTGATACGGAGGCCTTCAAAGGTACTCCAGGCATCTACACCCACAACAGTGTGAGGAAAGATAAGAGTGATATCTACCCATGTCCTCGAATGATAGCCATGTTACAAGCATTATGAAATACTTTTTACCCTTATTCAATACACCCGATATGCTTAATAGATTAACTAACCGCACACTTATCGGGTTTTCTCTTTTGTGTGTGATACTATCCTGCTCAGCTCCTAAGAGAGCACAATACCATTACAAGCGTGCCTTAGCTAATGGACTCAAGGTTGAGGTGGGTAGTGACACTATCCGGATAGCTACCATTGACAGCATACCTGTTATTAAGAATGACACCATAGTGTGGGAAAAATTTATTGCATATCGCGATACGGTAATACAGTACCGCACAGTGACCCTTCCAAAGACCAGGTGGCAAACAAGATTAGAATATAAGTACCTTACCAAAATAGAGAAGATAAAAGGTGATGTAATAACCAAAAAGCATGAGGTGGTGAGATATAGACTAAGATGGTGGCCTTTTTGGTTAGGCTTAGCCATCCCCTTTGTGCTTAGGTTAGCATGGAGTGCTATACTCAGTAAACTCAACAGATGAGAAAACGCTTATTTTATGACATTGAGACCTCCTTCAATGTCGGTATATTCTGGAGGACAGGATATAACCTAACCATCAACCCGGGTGACATCATCCATGAGCGTGCTATTATCTGCATCTGCTACAAATGGGAGGGTGAGGATGAAATCCACAGCCTAACATGGAGCAAGAGCCAATGTGATAAGGCAATGCTCAAGGAGTTCATTAAGGTACTACATGAGGCCGATGAAATTGTAGCTCACAATGGTGATAGGTTTGACCTTAAATGGTTACGTACAAGGGCTTTATTCCATGGTATTGGTGTTATGCCATCACCTAAGACTATTGATACCCTTAAATGGGCTAAAAAATACTTCAATTTTAATAGCAACAAGCTCGACTACATTGCCAAACTGCTCAAGGTAGGTGCTAAAATGGATACAGGAGGGCTTGACTTGTGGAAGGATATAGTATTTAGGAAGGACCAGGAGGCCCTAAATAAGATGGTAGCCTATTGCAAGATGGATGTGGAGGTCCTTGAGGCGGTATTCAGCAAGCTCAACAGCTATGCAACCCCACAGCACAACTATGCGGTGCAACATGGAGGTGAGAAGTATGAATGTCCTGAGTGTGGTAGTACTGACTTGAGACATAACAAGAAGGTAGTTACTGCTGCAGGCACTGTACACCATTGGCTGCAGTGCAGAACCTGCAAAAAACACCATAAAATAAGCCACTTGGTATTCACTAAGTACCAGGAGTACATCTATAAGCGTAAGAAAAATATCTCTTAAGTTAAATATCTAAGTATTTTTCACCACTTTTAAGTTAATTACTCGGATTTCTGCCGATTGCACCACCCTATTTTTACATTTCCTTATTTAGAATCATTCTAAATTTTACTAATAACTTGTTAATAACGAAACTATTTGTATATTTGTCAAGTATTAACAATTAAAACTTTTATTTATGACAACAGAAAATGTAAGAATTGAGAGAACAAAGAGCTACGGTAACTACCGAGTAACAGGCACCGTTGATGGTGTAGAGGTATCATGCATCACTACAGATAGCGAGGCATTTGACTACCTTAATGATGAAGATTATCCTGAGAAGCAAGCTGCTGCACAGGCTCATTGTGAGATGATTTTACAATTAACCTTTGAAAACCTTTAATCATGACACGAGAATTTGAAATGGAAATGATCATCCTTGACATGGAGCAAGAGCTTCGGGATGAAATGCAGGAAATGCTTGATGCATTCGGTCCACACGACAGTGGCACTAACCATGCAGCAACAAGATGGGCTGTGATTGACGAATTATTAACCCGATTAAATTTGACCCCCAATGAAAAATAAAGTACTTGACGATGTATTGGCTGCACTTGTAGTGGTAGCTGTTCCTGTAGCGATGTATCACCTCTTAATATTTATGCTATGCAGATAACTTGGATGGAATTTCATGACAACTACAATGTGGATGTAAGGTTCACAAGAGATACCGGAACCGAGATAATGGGGATGGTGACATACCTGCAATATAGTGCGAATAGACCTGCATGGATAGCCTGGCAGGAGTTCTATGCAGGGGATGATATCTTAAGAGACCTCCGCTATGTGCTAACACTATCCGAGCTCAAGGCAATTGAGCAGTTAATCAATGAGGCACTCAAGCATCCTGATGGACCCAATGCTCACACAATGAAACTCTTTTACGAAGATACGCTATGAAAGGAAAAACACTATATGAATGTGCACGGTGGTGGAGGTCTCAGTCCTTCAGCCATGACATAGGGGGTAGCTTCAACATAGAGCTATATTACGAATACTTAAAATGCAAATCCAAATGTACCGACTTCAATACTACATCCACACCCAACTCATCCGAGAATGGGTGTTCACAAGCAGAGGACTCTGCAATTGGAAAAAGCGAGAGCTCCTCATGTCAGGAGATTGTCGAATGGGTAACTTCAAAATTATCAAGGCATGAATAAGGAGCAGTTAATTAGAATACTTTACCCTACCGTACCCAGCAGGGCACTATGTGACTACCTTGGATACACCACCTCACAGCTCTACAACAGAGTCTTTAACATGGGGATAAAGAAAAACCAACGTATCAAGTACCTGCAGAATAAAAAAC